AAGGTGGTCAGACTTCGCAATAGACAATGAATCGGGTGACCTACTAGATTTATGGCAGGTGACAAAGAATGTCACTATCTCACAGGCCATGACTGAGGCTTGCGAATACCTCAACATCCCAACTAACCCTCTTGCTGGAGAGAAACGCTCTTACAAGACGCCTGCGACCCCCGTAGCGGCATGTCTAGAGCATGTGCGAGATCACAAGCAGGCACTTGATTACCTAATCAACAAAAGGCTCATAACTCTAGCTACCCTTGAGAGATTTAATGTTATGACCAGAGGGCAAGAGATTGTCTTCAATTATCACAAGGACGATAAATGCCTGTTCAGGAAATATCTACATCTTGAGCGAAGCGATAAAGGCAAGAAGGGTATCCAAGTAGCACCTGAATGTAGACCCACTCTGTTTGGATGGCAGGCAGTTGATGATTCAGCCAGATCAATAATCCTCTGTGAGGGTGAGATTGATGCCATGACCTGGAAGCAATATGGGTTTGATTCTTTATCAGTTCCCTTTGGTGCAGGAAATCATCAGTGGATTGAAGAGGAATATGACCACCTCCAAAGATTCGATGAGATTTATGTCAGTTTTGACATGGACGAGGAAGGCCAAAAGTCCATTGAGTCAATCTGTGAGCGTTTAGGTAAGCACAGGTGTCGGGTAGTTGAACTCCCACATAAAGACGCCAATGAGTGTCTTCTTGAATTGAAATCAGCAGGTGACATGTATGAGTGCCTCCACTCAGCCAAGACCATGGACCCAGAGGAGCTTAAAAGAGCGTCTGACTTCAAGGACAAGGTCTATGAAGAATTCTACCCATCAGATGAATTAGCCATTGGCCTGGATATGCCGTGGAAAAAGACCCAAGGGAAAATCTATATACGACCCCATGAGCTATCTATGTGGACTGGGATCAATGGTCATGGCAAATCTCAAGTCATGGGCCATGTTGCAATTAGCTCCATTATGCAGAAATCAAAAGTCTGTATTGCTAGCATGGAGATGAGGCCACAAAAAACACTACGTCGTATGTGCAGGCAGATTGTTGGGAAAGGTCAGCCATCCCCTGAAGACTTGGAAGAGATCAACAAGTGGTACTACGACTCACTGTTTATATTCAATCTCGTAGGATCAGCTAAATCAGAGAGGCTTTTAGAGGTGATGGAATATGGGCACTACAGATACAACATCACTCACTTTGTAATCGACTCCCTGGTCAAGTGTGGATTTGCTGAAGATGACTACAACGGGCAGAAGTCTTTTGTAGACAAGCTGTGTGACCTTAAGAATCAATTACCAATTCACATCCACTTACTTGCTCACTCTCGCAAGGGTCAAGATGAATCATTGATGCCTGGAAAGTTGGACATCAAAGGGACTGGCGCTATCACAGATCTTGCTGACAACGTGTTTAGCGTCTGGAGGAACAAGATAAAAGAAGACGCCATAGATTCAGGTGAAGACAAGCTATCCCTACGTGATGAGCCTGATGCTGTCATTGGATGTTTCAAGCAGCGTGAAGGTGACTGGGAAGGGAAGGTAGGTTTATTCTGGGATCAACCAAGCTATCAGTACAAAGAATCACCAGAGGCATTAGCGATTAACTATCTTAGGCAGGCTGAGGGGCCTGTAGAGCGTCAATATGGATACAATAATGACTTCTAGGGAAGTGATCGACGCTATCAAGTTGGCTGAAGAGTTCTATTCCATCCAAGGTGAGGGTCAACTCACAGGTACGCCCATGTACTTCATAAGGTTCTCAGGTTGTTCAGTAGGCCAATGCCCTGTACGTATGCACTGCGACACTGACTACTCCTACAAGTACAGAGGGTTTGCAGATGCAGTGGCTTTACGTGCCAAGGAGCAGGTGGGTAATGTTGGTTGGATCTGCATCACTGGTGGAGAACCACTAGATCAACCTAAAGCACTCAACTCCCTGATTAAAGAACTCAAAGATAATAGGGTCATGATCCAGACCAGTGGGGCTAAAGCTCTCCAGGTTGAATACTTCATGATCAAGGGTGGGTATCTAGTTGTCTCACCTAAAACATCTCCCAAGGAGTGCAAGATCACCAGAGCTAGTGAACTTAAGTTGGTGTACACAGGTCAACACATAGAAGAGATCAGGGAGTGGGAAAGGACAGTCTATGCTAACAATGTTTTCCTGATGCCTGAATGGAAGAATGGCAAGTGCAATGCAGAGGATACTGTAGCAATGGTTAAGAAGTTACAGAGTGGTAATGGTCGAGACTGGAAGCTGTGTATGCAGATGCATAAGTTTGCTGACGTAAGATGATCACTGTTATCTCATGAGGATTTACACGTCCAACGCAATGGGTGAAGACCTTAAGTACATCCATAAGTTTGGCATGGGTATACTGTGCTCATCTGATTCCAGGTGGTTGCCACGTAAGCAATGGGAAGGTATACCTGTGTCCCTAGACAATGGTGCTTTCCCTGCATTCCAAAAGGGGAGAGGGTTCAATGAGTATGCTTTCCTCAAGGCACTGGACACCATCTACAATCTGAATTTAGATCTGCAGTTCATTGTGCTACCAGACATTGTTACTGGCGGTATGAAGTCATTTGATTTCTCAATGGCATGGGCAGATAGATTGCATGGCACTAACCTTGCCTTCGTAGTCCAGGATGGCATGACTCCACTGAGCAGGGGGGGAAAGATAAGCCTGATGCTTAAGGATGATCGTATCACCACGTTATTCATTGGTGGATCTGTTGAGTGGAAATGGCGCAATGTTGAAGCATGGGTTGAGTTGGCCCATAAGAATGGCAAGAAATGTCACGTTGGTCAATGTGGGAAGATTGAGTATCTAAGGCGATGTCAAGAGCTTGGCGTTGACTCATGTGACTCAGCATCATTCGTGAGGAATAAAGCTTGGCATATCTTAGACGAGTTTGAAAAGCCTGAGAGACAGTCCATGTTATTTAAGGAGGGTGAGTTAGATGGCGCATGAATACATCGACACAGGATCCGACAACCAGGATCGTGCAAAGGAATATCAACGTGAGGGTGCATCTAAAGCGTTGTTCCATCCTGAGCGGCAGCACGTTGCAGATGTGTGCGGGAGGTGCAAGAAGGCTTATGTGTGTCGTGCAGATGAGAGGGGTGGCTGGTGCGACCGTTGCATAGAGGCTAAGAGGTTGGAGGAGTTGGGGTGATGGGAGTCAAAGTAGTATTTAGCTGCGGCGGTTGTGATGCAGTTGCAGATGGCACAGCTTTTTTACGACGTGAGTTTATTAGCTTCAACGGCAAGGGCTGGGGCTTTGGAAGGTATAAGGATCAGAAGCCGGTAGATGTGTTGCCTGATCGTTGGATGATTTATGACATTGTAGGTGCAACGTATTGCCCAAAGTGTGCCGATGAACTATATCCGGAGGGCCTGGACGATGAGTGACGATCTACAGGCGTTGGTGGAGCGGAGATTGAAGGGGACTGGAGAATGAATATGTGGGTAGTTCTTGAATTCTATAATGCGTATGACCAGTACGGTGGGTACTTCACTGGCATATTTGATAGCAAAGAGAATGCTGAAAACTCTGTTGATCACGTGGGTAGATCAAATAATGAAAACAATTGGTATGAAATAGAAGAGGTAGAAGTTAACAAGCTGGAGCCCACCCATGACTCCTAACCCCCGCGCCTCAGAAGTTGAAGGCTGCCCGTCTTGCCATGGCGCTATGTACCACAGGTTTAAGTACGGGAACAAGCTGCCTAAGATGTGCGCTGTATGTAGTGAGTGCCCTACGTGTTGTGATTGTGAGCAGCCCGAGGGTGAGGGGGCGACGGGATGAGTGACAACCGATACCTTGAAGATGAGGATGGCGAAGTCTGGAGCGATGAGGGCGTGTTTTGTCCACACTGTAAGGCGTTCCATGATCCAGCAGATTCGGAAGGCGACTTCTATAGAGAGGGTGATCACAAAGAGGAGTGCGGAAGTTGTGGTAAAAATTTTGAATTAAACGTACACCTCTCGTATTCATGGACCACCCAGCCCGAGGAGCAAAGCGAATGAGCATTGCAGATGAGATTAAGTTTTGGCTTGTTGATGACATTGACACTGTTGCAGCAAAGACGTGGGACGAGGCCATTGAATGGCACACAAATGTAGTGTGCGGTGACGTAGAAAATTACTACGAATCTCCAGTTGAGCGCGAGCCAAGTTATGAGCACATGATAGACGTATACGACCAATCGAAGGGTAAGCAAACGCTACGCGAATCAGCCCTACAGCACGAGATGGACGGTGGCAAATTCCCTGTACTTATATCAACAACGGAGTGGTAGCGAATGAGCAAGTTATGTGTTCGATGCCACCGAATATCAACATTTGCAAAGGATCATCCCGATGGGCTCTGCTATGGGTGCTTATCTGACAGACTCGCTAAGATTTATTTGACCGGCGGCCTGCTGGGTATAATCGGATTTGTATTTATTGTTTTGATTTTATGCGGTGTTCTCTCATGACCACCGAGCAGCCGGTGGATGTGGATGGGTTGATTGATCACTGGGATGGTGTGCTGCAACATTTTGTAGATGCTGGTGGTGAATGGGCACGTATAGACCAAAGCGAATGTGAGCAGATAATCGACACACTCACCCGCCTGAAGGCAGCAGAGGCGGAGGTGGAGAGTTACCAGCAGATATTAGCCGACCGCGTTGGCCCTGACATTGCTGCCATTAATGCTTTGGAAGCTGAAAACGCAGCCCTGCAATCCCGCCTGACCGCGCTGGTGGAGGCGCTGGAAGGACTGATGAAGGCATACCGATATGCGACGGGGCTAGAGGGTGCTTACGATGAGGCGCTTGTAAATGCACGCGAAGCAATTCGCGCAGCAGCAGAGGGGGGAGCGATGACCACGCCAACGGCACGCGAGATTGTGGAGGAAGTTGACCCTGTAATCGCCAGGTGGCACATCGCAGAAATGGATGAGGATGATGAATGGAAACTCGTTAAGCACTGGTCCCACATCAAGGCCCTGCTGCTGGAGGGGGAAAGGTACAAGGCTGCGCTGGATGATATTGCAGGCACCGGCACTAGCATGCCACCAGCGGCAGGTAATGAAGCAGATCACTACAGGTCAGTTGCATGGGGCGTTATTGGTAAAGCTGCAAGAGCCCTACAGCCGACCGACGAAGGGGCACCCGATCCCGAGGAGAAAAGCGCATGAGCAGAAACGATTGCATATGCGGATTCCCGTCAGGCGAGAACGTGGACAACTGCGAGAGGTGCGTGATCATTGCCGAGCGTGACGAACTAGGCCGCATGGTTGCATTGTACAAGGCCGAGCGCGACTCCCTGCAAGAGCGGGTTGCGAGGCTGGAGGGGGTGCTGGATGAAATCGGCGAATATGTAGACGTGACCATAGCTAGTGGTTGGTGGAAATGTGGAACTGATGCCGTTGAGTATGTTGAGGGTGTAGGCAAGACCATCGCCAAATGCTGCTCTGTTGCCTTGCGCGGAGAGGATAAAGCATGAGCACATACTGCATACCCTGTGAGCGTTGGTACAAGTGCACCCACAATGAAGTGGATTGTGAACTTGGAAAGCCGGAAGAGAACTCTTCAATGTTTATGTCTGGAGATGAGTGGACGTGTCCAGGTTGTGAGAACAAGATCATTACTGGGTTTGGCAAGCCTCGCATGATGTCACATGGGGCTCATGTTGTTTATAGTAAGCGTGCCTGTCCTATGTGCTTAGACTCTAAGGTCAACACTTACGGCGAGCCTTGCGAGGTATGTGTGGAGGAAGAATCATGAGCGTATTCTATTGTCATTGGTGCGACCGATACATCGACAGCGACTTCGACAACAGTGAAGAAAAAGATGGTGAGATGATTTGCGAAGGTTGCTATACGGAAAGCCTGGAAGATGAGGAAGAGAAAAAGACCGATGAGTAGGTATGTTTGTTTTCACTGTACTAATGAAGTTATTGAAAACCATTATGGAATCTATCCAAGTAAACATAATGGTGAAGAATGCCAAAAGGTTATCTGCGAAGATTGTCTGAAAGAGTTAGATCAAACTCCTAAAGATCTATACTTCCCGATGGTGGTTTATTACCCTGTCAAGAATCCTACATTTTATGGGGTGATAGAAGCATGACCTATAAGCGTATGATCTTTTTTGGAGCGTCGGCTGGTCTGGGATTTGTTATCGGTGCTGGGATAGCTTTAAGTACTGGAGTTTCGAGTGATGGACAACGAGCAGTGCCAGAAGGACATCAATACGTGGGTGAGCCATCAATGGTCACAGTGGAGGCAAAGACCAGAAGTGGCAAAGATATACAGACAGATGCAGTACGAAATGCTGATGACAGATCAAATGCCAGATATGAAGTACTGGGAAAAAAGGCTACTGGGAATATTAGAGACGGATTCCGATTCGACGGATACCTCTACTTCAAAGTAAGTGCTTACACAAAGCACGACGATCCCGGATTCGGAAAGCGATACGCCTCAATCAACTTCCTGAGGGGTGGCACCAAGTACAATCCTAAGCTTCCCAGATACCCTCTAGTGTCCACCTACGTTGATGATGGGCATTATTCAGCCGCCATCCCTAAGTCGATGCGGTTCATCCATGAAGAGTTATGCAGCGACGGTTACCACAAATGGTTCCTGCATGTACCTGGATACAACAGTGACAGTTGGGACAAGGGTTACATGACAATTCCACGTGATCGAATCACCAAGTACGATAGGCTTGATGTCTTGATGACAGGCTATAGATCACAGCATAGGGCCAGGAAGTTTGGCGTTAAGAAGATCAGAATAGAACTCTGGGAAAGGATCGATAAGTAATGGAAGATGAACACGGTGAATTCATGTGTGTGCAATCATGCAAAGTTGCTCGACTTCACTTGGACTCTTTCAGTCCATTAACCAACCACCCCATCGAGTTGGCATTCGAGGTCGCCGACCTGGACGATGAGCTACACATCTTGATGGTTGAATATGTCGAGGGGACAGAGACGGCAGACCTTACCGAATCACATTGGGGACAAGTCTTGGCCCAGCATCACTATGCTGAGATCATTTCAATTTGGTGCGAGATGGAACGATGTAAAGAAGAGGATCAGTAACCGTAGCCCATCTTCTTCTTGGGCTTGCGTACCTTCTTCTTCATCTTCTTTTTCTTAGCCATCACGATCCACCCTTGCCAGTGACCAATGCCCATACCCACAACACAAAGGCACCTATTCCGGTGGTCACTGCTGTGGTCACCATCTTGTCCTTCTTGCTCTGGTTATCTTCCAAGCTTTTGATCCTGAGATGGCTAGTCTTTGCCTTGGCAATGATCCCATTCTCTGGGTCCAGTACCTTCTCATTCAAGTTAGCAATATCGTCTGCCATCTTCTCCACTTGGGGGATGGTCTGTATCTTCATTACCAGCATGGTTTCATGCATCTGAGTGATCTTATCTTCCAGTCCGTCTGCCATTATCATCTCACTTAAACTATATCACCATTCTTGGTGTCAGAGGTGTGCAGAACCTCACTCCTAAGCGAGGCAACATCACTCTGTATGTTTCGATCTCTCTGGTCTGCTTTGAGTAGAGATACAAAATACTCTTCGATAGTGCTAGCTTTTCCTCCACTCAACTCTGTCAGGATTCTCCCTACAGATTCACCATCAAGCTTGGCATCCAACTTCTTGAGTCCCTGGCGACCAACCTCGGTAGACGCTATAACACCAAGGACCGTTTTTGCACGTTTCTCTTTTTCACTCGCATGAGGCGATAGCTTTGAGAATAGACTCGCTGCCATACTGCCTAAAGGTCCAGAATTACGAGCAACAAGAAGACCGACACCAGTAACAAGCCCAAACAAACCAGCCAGGAATCCACCACTCATTCCCTCCGCTTCCTTTTCAGCTTCGGCGCCCTGCTTCTTATAGGCATCAGGGTCACCAATGATCTGCTCTGGTGTCTTCTTGGGAGCAGGGAGTGTCGCCAGTAAGGTTCCCGCCTTTATGTGACTACCAACACCCTTAGCAATGTCCTGGATGGGTGGTGCAGACAAGGGGTGCCCAATGATGGCATCAGTGCCAGCCTTAGCATCAGCAAAGTTCTGCTTCTGGAAGTCATTCATGCAACCCGTTGCAAAGATCAGTGAACACCAGACTATGATTAAGTACTTCATTTGAAGACCTCCCCGAATCCTTCGGACTCGATTTGCTTTTCGACACTAGAATCTCTAACCAAGTTCCGAATGATCTTGTCAATGTCACCCACGTTACGAGCCTCATTGGCTTCTTGTTGACGTGCAAGCTTTGCCGCGGCCCTCTTAGCCTTCTTGTCATCATCGGCAGCAATGTCATAACCCATGCCATTCAACTGTTGGATCAACTCAAGCTCGTTATCAACCTGACCAGTCTTGCGAGCAAAGTTAAGGAATCCCTTAAGGCCGCGGATTTCCCTCTGCTTCTTAATGTCAGCGATAGATGTCTGCCGCTCAATGTCAAGACTCTGAGTCTTAATGCCACCAATGAAACGATACAAAGAGTCTTTGGTCTCACGGTATCTATGATCCCCAGGGTCAAGCTGGGTACGCATAAGGTTATCTGCTTCGTTCAACAAACGGATGTTAGACAGGATGTGCCTGTCAGTTGCCTTGGGACGAAAGCCCATCCAAGACACACGTTGGTTTTCAAACTGCTCAATCTCTTTATCAAAGAACAAGGCACGGTTGAAAAGTAATTCAAAGGGATTCTTGATGAGTGGAGATAACTCTGCTGACAATCTCTTGCCAAATTTTTTGGGACTCATACGCAGCAACCCATCGAGCTTATTGACTTCAGCCAGAGGCAACCACCCATCAAGAATAAACATTTCTCTATTGCCATCCTCATCGACCCGCCACGTCACATTCAATGTGTCGCGCAGGTACTGAGGAAGTAGTTCGTTTGGCAGATCACCCCACTCTGCCTTGTTCTGTTTGTCGAACTCATCCAGGAAGCGTCCCATTGAGTTGACCTTCTTGGGGTTCATGAAGACAGCACTTACCATTGAAGGTACTGCCTTACGACTCCACGTATACCAAGGCATGATCCTCTTCATCGTGCTTGATTCGAATGGTGTGAGGTCACCGTAGTTAAACAGTGTTGCCATGACAGAGTTCTGTGCAGTCACATAGTCAAGACTGTTACGCTCAATCTCATGGATGAAGTGGCCCATCTTAGAGTTGGACTCTATTGTGTTACCAACACGTCTACCAACATTACCAACGAGTTGGAATGGTTTGGTTGTAGTGTTAACTCCCTTAGCCAAAAGACTCTTTCCCTTCAGGGGATCAGTGAATCTTGTCAGGTCATTTGTATGTGCGTTACCAGCAGTTACATCGTACTCCATGATGATGTCAAGCATACGGTGCCCATCAACGACACCCTCTTGAGTATTGAACTTCATCTTCTGCAATGCTTTGCGATTCTTGAGTGGGTTCATACCGTACCACTGAAGCTTGAATGCCTTGCCATACGAGGCTACCAATCTTGGCGCATCACCCACTCGACCACCTAACTTAAGGAAGGAAAGGAAGAGATTGCTCACAGCATTTCTCGAGTTAAAAGCCGGCCAAATCCCGGTAACACTGGCTTTCCAAGTGTTCTGTACACCATCGTAGAAGCGAAGGAATTCATTCTGCACATCAACGTTACGCATGAAGTCATGCATGCGTTCCATCTCAGTTGCAATCTCATCAGGGAAGTACACACCAGAGACAGTACCTTGAATGTCTGCTTGCCTGAATGACTCAGGAAGACTCTCAACATTCTTGATGCCATCCTTAACAGATTGTGGTGGATGATCGAATTGAGTAATCGACTTTGTACTCTCGATTCCATCTTCACTCTTAACAACAAGTTCACCAATTTCATCCAAGGGACTTGATGCTTCTGTAATGCTTACAAGGCTGACCTCTTCACCAGTAGTCTTATCAACAAGTGTCATGTTCTTTCTGGCAGTACCATCCTTCTTGAGGACGCTCTTGAATGATGCAGGTATAGGTGCGCCAACAAGTCTAGCACCCCACAAGCGATTGGCTGATTCACGAAATTGAAAGTCAGTCAGGTTCTCAATGAAGCTACGCTGGAACGATTCAAGTATGGTTTTTGAATCAGTCTCAAAGTACCTCGCAACATCATCTACAAAGCCATGATTGATCGCGTCTTGGACGTTATTGATCTTTGGGCCTTGACCCTTGTTGCCCTTCTTAATCGCTTGGTTGAGGCGCTTAGAGTTCTCACCACTGACGGCAAGCAACTCATGCTGCCACTCCTGGGACAAGCCAATGCCGGTAGCATCACCTCGCTTAAACACCTCTTCAATTTCTTTAAGGCTGAGACTGTTACCCAGGCCCTTCTGCTTATTGAATGCAAACTCACGCTGCAATAGACGGGCACCAAAGGAACTCTTTGCCTTCTTCATGATGTCGGGCCGGCGCTTACGCATTACATCAAGAGCATCCTGGCTCAAGATGTGAGGTAGGTAGTTAGGTTCATTGGCAATCGTCTCTGCAAAGACTCGAGCCTTGTCTACCAACTCTGCATCTGCTGCATTCTCTGCGGCCTTGAGTGCTGTCGGTTCAGCAACGTTGTCAAAGTGCTTCTCAATCTGACCAACCAAGTCAATCTCTTGGCGTGCTGTCCTGTTAAGAACCACTGCCTCACGTTTGAGTTGGAGGAATGCTTCACCATCCTCTTTTCCAAGAGCTTTCTTTACATCTTTAGGAGTTGAATTAAGTATCTCAGAGGGAGGAATGTCTGCACGCTTGGCAATACTCCTCATCTCTTTGTTGATAACCTTTTGTACTTCAGCAACAGCACTTACAGCGGTGATGTCGTTACCTTTAAATGACCTGGCAACATTCTGAATCTGAGCGTTAAGTCTGTTCACTCCCTTTGAGTGACGTGATGCTGCCTCCTTACCAATCCTTTGCAGGAGTTGAGCAGCATCCTTGTCAATGATCTTACGCATCACCCCAGTGACCTCTTTCATCAAGATCGCTTTGGGGATGCCTTTTTCAGCAGCACGCTTGATGAACTTGTCTTTAAGGTCAGGGATCTTAATCCCAGATTTCTTACCCATCTCGACCCAGTCATCGAAGGTCTTGCCCATGACTGCCGCGGCTTGAAGCACCTTGGGGTTAACAGCAACCTTGTCTATCGTGCTGAAGTTCTCTAATACGTTGGGGATCTGACTGACCTCTTCCCTGCTGAGTCCCTTAACGATGTCATCAAATTCCAAGATGGCATCGTCTGCTCTATGAATCAACTTAGCCTTGTCGCCACCATAGATAATCTGGGCAGTACGGAGGAATGGATCCTTAGTGACACCAAACATCGTGTTGAATGTCTTGAAGATACTGGTCTTACGGGTTGCCTGAGAGATCGCTGTGATCACTTCTAAGGCAGGCTCACCTTTGATGAGGGCTTTGCCCCCCATCGTAAGTAACGCCCTCTGACCAAGGCGTGCTTGAGTCCCAAAGGTGTCACCAAAGTCAACAAGGTCGCTAATCTCATGACCGGCTTTCTTGACCTCTGCTCTAAGTCCCTTGAATTGAGGAAGCTCTTCTACTGGCACGTTACGCCACTTGGCCTCTTGCCTCAGGTTCCTGACCTTAGATGAGACACCACCTTTCTTGGTGATACCGGCGACTCTAAGCCCCTTAACGCCACCTATGCCAGGGGAGAATAGGGTCCAAGGAGATGCGACCACATCGAGTCCAAACTTAGCCATCCAATGACTACCCTCTGGGAGCAGCACATCAGATACCAGGGTCATCTCTTCAGGGTCATCAATCTCTTCCCAAGGATTGAGTACCTTCCAGAAGTTCTGAATGTCACCCTCGATCAAGTTACCAGCAGCGTAGTCCACTCGAGACATGGCATGAATGATGTGACTGAGTACTGGAATGTTATCAATGACTTCAGCAGTCTTGATCAACCATTCTGGTGGACGGTTATCGTTAGATGGATCTTCCCCCAGTGAGGGTATCCATGCTTGCGATACTGGGTTAGGAACGTCTTGTGTCACTATTAGCGACCAGCAGACGTGATATTATCCAACCAACCTTTACTCTGCTTCCATTGCATCGGAGAGAATCCCTTCGATGGTTCCTTGCCAGAGTTCTGCTGATTACGTGACAACTCTTGCATGTTTTGAAGAGTCATTCTCTCTTTAACACGGGCCAGGATTGCCTTGCGTTGATCATCACCAAGTCGTTGATAGGCATCAGATCCAATGCGACTGATGACATCTTGTTCAGCATCTTCATCCAAGGTTTCTGGGATAACCAAAACATTCTGACCATTTTGACTTGTTATCATTCCCCCTCGAGGAACAACCCCAATGCCTTTACCAGTGCGAGCTTCAGCACCTTCAGGCAGGAAGTCCAAAGTTTCTTCTGCCATGACCCTGTCAGCAGTCTCTCCTCGCTCAAGCATTCGAGCAGGTTGACCACGTTGTGCAGGACCAGATTGACGCTGCATACGTTCTTTTTCTAAAGCAGCTTCGATCATTGAAGTAGGATCTGGACTTGTTGATGGCACAGCATCTATTCCAATACTTCCACCACCTCCACCATTTGGAAGCATAGTCATACCGCCCATGCTCATTTGTGGTGCGGCCTCTTCCTCAAGTAGAGGATCAAGGAATACAGATGCCAGACGCTCTTGTTCAGTCTGTTGACCAGGAGTTAAGTCCTCTTGTGACGCAACAGGAGTTGGGGTTGGAGCAGCACGTTGAGGTGCTTGTTCCTCATCACCAAAGAGCTTATCCCAGATAGCACCGGGAAGGCTGGCTAGGCTTGTATCAGTTCCCCTACTAGCACTAGGCTTAAATGCTTCACCAGTAACGAGAGACTCAGCAACACTGCCAGACCCTTTGGTCATTTTGCTAAAGCCTTCTCCCATATGCGACTTGACCGCATCCCACCCCTTCGGTTTTTTCTCCGTTGGACTAGGAATCATAAGGTTTTCGCTGTGTGCCTTACGGGCATTACCAACCTTTTGAAGAAGGATGTTCTCTGCTGATGCAATAGCAGCAGGATCATCAATGCCAATAGCCGCAAGATCAGTCTTTAACTGACCACTCGAAATACGCTTCGCTGTGTTTTCCAGAAGTGTATGAAGATTAGGGAATCGCTTAGTGTATTCATCCTTCGTCTCGCCCTTCTTTCGAGCAAGCATGACATTAGGGTCATGAGTAATTCCAGACCAAGTAGGATAATTCTGCTGAAGATAAGCAGCAGCTTTATTCGACTGCTCCCTGGAGATCTTGCTCTTTTGAAGAGACATGACATCTTGACGCATCGACAGCATAGCATCGTCACGCTTACTAGCAGCTTCAGCCATGCGTTGCTGTCCCAATGCCATCTGCTGTTGGAACATCATCTGGGCTTGACGGAACTTACGATCCTCCGCCCTCTCAGCAGATCGTTGCTCTTCCTTCTTAAGCGCCATGATCATAGGAATGAACATAGCCATCGGGTTCTGTTGCTGGCCTCCGCCACCTCCACCACCCTTACCGATTTGTGTAATGCTTACAGGCATGATTTATTCCTTAATAAGGGGATGGTGGACCCATCACGTCCATGTTGTCAGTGTCCAGCCAATTGTTAGGATCGTCGTAAACACCATGTCCTGGCAGACCCATCTGTCCCTGCTGTTGACCGCGATTACCCATCATGCCTTGCATCATCATGGCAGTGCCAAATCCTTGGCCCACTTGCCCCCACTCGTTGTTGTCATAACCAGTAGGTGAGGTGAATGCCTGTCCATAAGCAGGACCAAGCTGACCAGCAACTGAATTAGGGTTGGCATACAAGGAAGACAATCCACCTCGTAGCGTGTTGGCTTCATTGTCACGAAGCTGTTGGAATACGTTTTGTTGATTGGCTTCAATGTCTGCCAGTTGGTTCATCTGTCTGCGATCCAACTCACCCAGACCACCGGCAGCAAGTCCACCAGATGCGCCGGCACGACCCAAGGCTCCACTCAAGCCACGACGTGCCATCGTATTGCCTGCTACAGCCCCTCTGCGCCTCTGTGAGGTGATATCTCCAGCTTGACGCTGTAAGTCCTCATAGCCTTCACCCTCTCCAGAGAGGATGCTCATGAGCCTCTGTCCAGGTACTGACTCACGACCTGCTGACATGATCCTCTGGATAGCATTGATCTCATCACCGCGGCGACGTTCAAAGCGATCACGTTCACGACCTGCTTGGCGTCTACGTCCTGGCTCATCAAAGAGTCCACCGACACTGCCACCCAGTTGACTGCCAATAGCGCCACCCATGGGGCCACCAAATGCCATGCCAAGACCACCACCTACGATGCTTCCGAATCCACCACCACTTCCACTTCCACCACCCATTATTCGTCCTCAACATTCAACATAAAGGTTACCGCAAAAGGGGAGTAACCGAAGCGTACCAACATGTCGTGTACCTGATCATTCTGGACTGATGTCTCACAAATGATCTTGGTCACACCACATTTACCGAAGTAATCATGCAACGAATAAAAGAGCCTCGTCGCAGCAGTAGACCCTCTGTGTTCTTCGTCTACCCAAACATCTAAAATCTTTGCCCGGGAACCTTCTATAATTCCTGAGATAAACCCACAAATCTTCTCGTCAACCTTAAAGACCAATACAGCACCAAACTCAGGATCCCTCAAAAGACCCATGATATGCTCACGGATCTGGGCAATCTGGTACTCATCCATCAAGATGCGAGAGTCAAATTTGACCGCTTCCCAATGGTTAAGCTTGATGACCTTTGCCATCAACTCGTCAATGTCGCTGGTCGCCAGATGGGTTATGTCTTTGCTACCAATCATCTTAATCATTCACATGGTCAGTAAAGCCACGGACGTATAGCTCAAGGTTGATTATCGTCTGAGCCCCAGTTGCAGTTGCAGCATGATAGATCTTCTTCCTGCTCACACTCATATGGAAAGCACCTCGAAAGCCGGTGGATGGACCACTTGAAAATATCTGGTTACCTGCTGACAACGTAGGGGTAGGTGCATTCAATACAGAAGGTGCCGCGTAATAAGCAATGGTTGATGAAGGACCAGAACCAGTTGCCCTGAAGAACCAATCGAATCTACATACACCATCAGGGATATCTAAAGTGATCTCTGTCATGACACCAACGACGGTGCTATCCACCAAGATACCCTCAAATGAATAATGACGCTCCTCAGATGAAGCACATTGGACAAATGGGTGTATCACATCTGATGCTGTGTAGTTAATCACACCAATGTAATGACTCTTCCCGTAACCAGGGGGGAAGGTATTGACCACCCTTGTGCGAGCGAAGAAAGGCTTTTGTGGCTTGTCACGTGCAATAGCAACATGCAGGTATAACCACTTGGCAGTGGCATCTACGAATTCAGGATCGACTGAGATCTCAAAAGCACTAGTGTCAAAGATTTCTTTGTCGAGTCCTAAAGCGCCAGAGGTAACACTAATAGTCTGCGCGTTAACGTAACTCATCTGAAGACCTTCAAAGAAGAAGGAGTCCACCAAGTTACGCCTAGTGTCAACAATACGGTCAGTCTCTTCTGATCGACGCTGCCGGTGTGCCAGTTCAGGACCAGTCATTTGTCCTGGCCCAAACCCACTCTCTACCTCAAAGCGTGCTTCTTCCTGCTCTGTGTCCTCAGGAGGGGTCGACTCATTGCCTTCCCTTATCTTGATGAATGCATTTCCAATTGCCGTGTTACCCATTACGAGTACTTCCTCTTTGGCTCTTGGTCGTACTCAACAGAGTATTCAAAGATTTCCATACCAACATCATCGGAAGAACTGAAAGCCATACGAAGGGCGTAGTCACTCAATGGTGCTTCGATGTGATGATGTAATCCATCTGATAGGTCAACAGGTATACCGTAACCAGCAGTCTGCTCGCCTTGAGTATCACCAAAGAGGCGCAATCTAATTACGCCGGCACTTGCTGTATTGGCAGTGAAGTCATAAGAGCGGAATGTTTTGTGCTGGTACGGAGTGCGTGCAGTCATGCGTTTACTTACATAAAGAGCATTGTAATGACCAACCACGATCTTGTCACCAATGGCAACGCTGGAGGCTGGATCTTCATTCACATAAAGAGTGTCACCATCGATGGAGAAAATACGCATTGCAGTACCGCCAACGGGTTGGTTGATTGGTATGCCCATATCATCGTTGGAATCATCCCACTTTAAGGCGAGGGACTGAAGAACTTCTGGGTCAGGTGTCGTGGTAAGTGTCAGTGACTCGTTGGTCGAATCAACTGACAACACCTCGTAAACAGATGTACCAGTTGACTTGATCTCATCTCGCCACCCGTCTGAATCAAGAGACGATAGGTATCCTCTCGAATACTGGGCGTAGGTTTTGACTGCATTGCCATCTGCTGTAAACGTAGTGCCAATGACACATGGATCAAGTTCACCATCCCACTCTGCCCATGCTGAAATATCTACATGGAGTACATAGTGACGGCAACCAGTGGTGCTGCGAGGTATCAGCAAGTGCCAACGCTTTGTGTCCCAGTTATAAGAACTGATAGCCTTGTTCCAAAGTGGCTTGTCTACCTCAAGGAGTCTTGCCCTGATCGAACCCACGACAGACCCGTTGCGGCTAATCTCATCAATCGGAACGTAGTGGTAACCATCACTACGGAATGGACCATCTGGACCAAGGCCGTAGATAGACCCACCAATATTTTCCAATGAATGATGACTCAAACACCCACCATCTTCATACTCGCGCACAGGTGTAAGAAGGTTACTGACATCACCATTGATGATGTACCTCTGGGTTCTTCCCCAGATTACCAAGTCATTGTTAGGCATCACGCTAAGACCAGTGATACAGAAGGGGAACGTCCTGAAGTTAAGAGGTAGTACTTCCTCCGGCGCCTCAGGCTCACTGAATGAAAGGACGCGACCCTTTGCGTAATGCATCCTGTTGTCGCGTTCAATAATGTGCTCTGTCCCAGATGGAGGAGCACCAATGTCCTCATTTACCGGGATCGTTAAATCTTCTTCCTTGTGCCCAAGGTTGAGAGCAACCAATGTCACTGACTCAATGTCTAGAAATTCAGACTCGAAGAGAGTCGTGCCATTAACTTTTGAAACGAAGAACTGAACTTTAGTTACTCCGCAATCATAAGACCTGGCAAACTGCTGCTCTTCCGGCATGGTGATGTTCAAGATCAAGGAATCGGCGACGGTGGTCTGGGTTTGAATTGTTGAAAGCGGCGAGCGCACAACTCTTCCATCTCTCTCGGAAATCAATGCATAGGCATAGCGATATGTACCAAGGGGCCAATCAGTGCCAACGCCTGAAAAGGTCGCCAATATTTGCGCTGTGGGTCTATATACGGCGATGGGGTAGGTGTTTACACCGTCATACATCCAAGGTGCCGAACGACCATCAGCATAGAATACTTCGCCGATAAGCTCTTCAGATGAAGTGAGCGTATCTTGCTGTGCCCTCTGCTCCGCCCCTGGCTTAACCACCATTAGGGCACCCGCTTCATCTAACTCCCATGTCTGCCCAGATGACGTTGCCGTCGTTCTTGCATCACCCAGCACCTCCCTGTATTCATGAATCCCATGCACTGATGGAGCGCGATAATTATTAATTAAACCGCGGCCCCATGTGAATTGCCTTGATCCGGGAGAGTCATGAAGTGTCCCGGAAGCAAAGACGTTATTCATGTGTAGATTGATGCCAATGGGATTGCCGTTAGTGTCTTCCCAGTGAGTAGGATCTTCAAGTTGACCAAAGAACCCGTTCGGGTTGTCACCGTTCAACGACCAATAGGCGGCAATCTGAGACTTCTCGCTACCATTATTTGGGAATGCTTCACCACCAAGATTCTTAATTTGTATTGCTGTTCTGACCACGTCCCACAATTTGATATCGTCAATGGTGTAATCAATTTCCTTGATCCCACCAACTCTTTCAAAGTGACATATGCCAAGCGTTTTGGGGTTGGCCGTTGCAACAGCCGCCTGAGCGAATGCACCTGACACATCCGATGCGCCATCCAGGTAAATGTTGAATGTAGATGAGCCACCAGTGTCATCGCATGTAACAGCAATATCATGAACTGTTGCAGTTGTAATGGTGGTGGCGCCAGTAATGCTGCCAAGCGAAACGCCAGATTCGAATATCTCTAGATAGTAGCGCCAGTCACTCGCAGCATTATCGATAACGCCAAAGCGCATACCGCTAAACGAAGCAATCTCTACTCTTGCGTAGCCAAGATCCATCAAAAACATGATGTCGCCTGACCCAGTGCCGGTAGTGAGTGAATCAATCTTCAATGCAAACTGCCACGTCTGATCGCCAAGGTCGGCATAATAGCCTGGGCCCATCGGAAGCACTGCTGGATTGTGGCCCATGTAGAACAGATTCAATCCGCCATTACCATGAGCGTCAACATTGCCTCGGGCGGCACCAAAGCTACCAGGCACAATGCCTTCAACATTGCGAAGGTAGTCGCCAGTAAGGTCGAAACTTCCCTCTTCACTCAACACGCCATTTTCGACGTTGTTGAGCCTCCAATAACGATGGAGTGTTGCCAATAACTTTTCAGAATCGCTGAGTTCCGAATCGTGCCAAAGCAGTATCTGTGGATCCGTCCTTATGATGTCCCACAACCTAAGCTGTTGGATATAAATCTTGTCCTTGTTGTGTATCTGCCCACCCTTAAACCCTGGCACATTCCCAATGTCGAAAGATGGGTCAGTAGGGGCAACGCCACCAAGGTTAACAGTGAACCCATCAGACACGCCATCAATGAAAAGAGTGACTGAAGTAAACCCAGAAGACTGTGACAGAGTAACTGAGATGTAATAGTCAGTATCTACTGCAAGTGTTGCAACTGAAGTGTGAACAACTGCCACTGCGGCTGATGTCATGCCAACAACCAACTTGCCAGCCGATGTGAGATTGCAGATCAACGCACCTGAAAGGAAGTCCGTGACTGATCCCGCGGCAGCAAGTTTCGTAAACCGAATAGCGAGTTCAAATGATGCTCCACCAGTAGCGAAGGCGGCATCAAGACCCCAATCGTTTACGTGAATGAGGGATCCGATTCTCTCGTCAAAACAAATTGACGGATGACGAATCTGATTCGTATGGGCACGTTCATGCCCCTTGCGCTTCTTGATCGTCTTGTCAACAAACGTGATGTCGCTGATAGACGTACCCGCGTTCTGAATGGCATCATAGCCACCAGGACGAGCATCAAGGCCAGCGTAGTTATTAGGTGATTGAATCCGAGGCATTACAGCATGTCCTTGAACGCAGTGTCTGCCTCTCTACCAAGGAATGCTCTGCGAGGTTGACGCCTGGACCACTTGCGTATGATGCGACCATGACGCATACCATCTGCACTGTTGCCATTAATGATCGCATTGACAGAATTCTGCCACTGCTGTGCCATAGAACCCACCTCAAGCCCTCTCAGGACCGCATCTCTAAGGACGGCACCATACACCAACACTGAGTAATGATAAGCCTCAGGGATCGGGTGTGGACGCTCATTGTCACCCACCAAGTACAAAGGTTTCTTCTTGTACTCAATGATTAATTGACCTTCACCATCAGGATAGCGAAGCAATCTGAACCGGCGCCGGCCAGCAGGATTAATAGCATAGCCAAGTGCTGCACCAGTAAGAGCACTCTCGCCTTGATAAGGTTCATCAAGCTCCAAAACAGTGTCACTGGTTACCGATCTAATCTTGTATACGCGATCAAGGTCACGATCCAACCTGAGGTAGTCACCCACCCTCAGGGTAAACGGTGGAACATTCGTAGCATCAAAGTCAGTTCCAACAAAGGTCACTGTCGTAGCACCATTCGTAATGATGTCCACAGTACCTGTCTTGTAGTAATCCCTGTCAGTAGCCTTGAAGTCGATATCAATGTCAGTCACAGTGCCATCAAAGCTATATAGGAGACGATTAATCGTCCTGGTGCTCTTATGGTTAAGGGCATGAATCTCTCGCTGGTCAGTCAACTGATATGCTGAGTACAGCTTTGAGAAGTCATACGGGAACGAATACACATCACGATAGATGCTGTATGTAGACAGGGCCGGAAGATCTTCAAGCAAGGGAGACTCAAGTGTCATCTCAAGCGCAGTGTTCACACTGACAATACGATGCCTGTCACCAGAGTCACCAGTTCCGTCTACTTGAATGAATGCTCCTTCCAACTCTTTAAACCAAGCAGTACCAACACCAGTGAGGATAGCCTCATCCTTGGTGCCAGAGATAGTGCCGGTTGTATAGGTTGGATCGAAGTCCAGCGTTGCCTCAGTACGTGACCAGGGGAAATCATTGGTTGCTTCGAGTTCTTGGATGACAGCATTAATCTGTCGTTTTGCTTCCTCTTTAGCATTCGTAGTTCCAGAGATGACACCAAGGTTGGTGCCAAGTCCAAGTTCACCACGAAGGTGGAAGTAAGCCTCTTGCATCTCAATGAATCTCATTGTTATTTTCCTTTTGCGGCCAATTTCTTCTGGAATTCTTTGAGCATCTTGCCCTGTTCTTCCACAAGCGCCTTCAGATCTCCGACCTCGTCAACCCTTTCATCGGTCGAGTATTCAACCTTAGGGGGTGGGTGATTCTTCATAATGTGACTATGGAGATCCTCAGTCTTATTATCATCTGGCTTGATGTGTGAACGAGTCAGGTGGTGATAGTTGCCCTTTTCACAAACAGGACAAGCAAACCCCTTCTTTGAATCAGCCCTGGTGTAATACACCGGCAGCGTCTTCTGTTGATTCGGATCACGCGGATCAGGCATCTTGTAGAACAACGGTGAGTCGTTCAACTTGTTACACATCTCAACCACAACCTCATCGGTGTAAGTTTCAGGTGTGTAATCACAAGGAGTGTCACGACGGTAATCACCGTTGTTTGTCCTTACTCGAGCCATCATGCGATTCTTCTGATCTGCCAATTGTTTATTGACAGTTTCGTTTTCCATCGCAGTTGCTGAATTTCTATCCATTAGCCTTTCCTCCCTTAAAAAAGAAAGGGGAGAGGGCCGAAACCCTCCCCCCAGAACTTACGCTTCAGGCAGATCCCAGATCACAGGGGTGAGAATGTCGCCATTACCATCCTTGTTCACCAGGGAATACCCAATCGTATTAGCGGCTTCATCAGCAGTCGTAGCTGCTGCTGTGTAACCTTCAACCAGACCACTGCCTGCGGCAATGATGCCTTCGGCAAGGATCACAGGATCGGCACTGTCATCTTGGACAGCCATGCCACGACCCTTGTATTGGAGCCAAACGTAATCGTCTGCCGCAGCAGCAACAATAGGAGCACCAGCGAGTCCACCCTTGAGGACGGAAGCGTTAGCCTGGGCTACCTTGTACTTGCGATAAACGATAAACGTTTCTGCGGAACCAATAGCAACGACCAGATCCTCAGTCAGACGAATGTTGTCATCGTCAATGACTTCGAGAACCCGATACGTTTGCTGATCACCACTGGTAGCGTCAGTGACATCCAAGAAGGTGTCACCATCTTCCACACCAGCAAGCGAAGCAAACGCACCTGTGTCAGTCACGATATCCGTACTAATCAGAGAAGCCGATGTAGTCGTACCACTAACAGCAGGAGTCAGAACTTCCGTGAACTCAGCCAACTCACCGATAGCCAAAGCTTCGGTAGTGAACGAGTAACGGAACGCACGTCCATCAGACTCAACGCGAACTGCGCCCATGTCTTCTTTACGTGACGAACTGACTTCGTCAATATTTTGATTCCACTTACGACCGAGGGCACCAGAAGCATCGAAGTTTCCTTGAGCCATGTTAAGTACCTCCTTTCGTTAAGCAGTGATACCAGTGAGCCTGCCGAGATAGCGAGGCGCATTGGTGCAATAGTTACCAAAAGTCGCCAGGAGGCTGGAGATGACGAACTGGTCATCACTTGCCTTAGGCGGCTTTACCGCGAAGTTGAACATGCTGTTCACTTTGTACTTGAAACACTTGAAGTTCAGGAAAACTGCTTCACCTGACTGCATTTCAAAGTCCCAGAGTACAGCAGAGTTCTTGAATGCCAGGGCATCAAAAGAACCATCAGCCAAAGCGCGAGCAGACGGGTTCTGGTAACGTTGGTTACCAACCTGTGTCTTCTCGTAAGCTTCGTGCGTGGTCTGATCCGTGATAATCACGTCAGTATGGTTCGAGAGAGCGCCACGGGCACACTTGTTGTACATCGTACGGAACGCATCAACACCACCAGCAGCGAATGAACCCACTGAGCTAGTGATCTGGTTGCGCCAGAACGAGTTAGCAGCGACCGAACGGTCGATACCACCAACAGTACCAGTGGTTGGAGCCGAGGAGACGATGAGGTTTGCACCACCGAACTCATCAACAGTACCAACACCCTGGAAGAACTGACGGTTAAACTCATCCTTCATGGTCAGGATAGCGTTGTTCTTACGCGAATCCCACATGTCGATGACTTCCTGAGGCCCACGGTTGGATGCCAGGTCGAACTCGTTCAGTGCAATAGCACCGTTGAGAACTTTTGGCTCAAACTCTGCTGGACGCAAGTGCTGAAGTTCATTCAGCGCGATAGTAGCGTTACGACCACGACTCTTAACAGAATCATCCCGGGTCGTGTTCAGGTTTTCAAAGATGTTGTCGCCACCGACATACTCTTCAAATCCACCAAACACGCGGAGAGCATAGAGGCCACCGTGGTCATTGTGCCACTGGGTTGCCAACTCATCCTGGATGTGTTGAATCGTAGAAGTAAGGATATTATCGAAATTTGCAATGGTCGTTACTTGTGCCATTGGATATTTCTACCTTTTCTAATCGTTATAACGCTCGAGGTCTGCGGCAAGTGCCTCATTAACCTCTGCGTCACTATTTACTTTGTCCCAAAGCGAGGGTGCAGGTCCGGTCTTCTTCTCGAAGATGTCCACTTCACCTGTGCTTTCCACTTTAGGGCCTGTCATGTCAGTCGGTACAGCACCAGGAACAGGTGGAGTAGCCTTGGCTACCTTACCCTTTCCAACGTGACGCAACTGACCACCTTGGGACTTCCACCTCTTCATGTAAGCAAGAAGGAAAGCATCCTCAGGCGACAGACCATTTCCGATGATTAGAGGAGTAACATCGGCTTCAAATTTGGCAGCAACAGGTGTCTCGGAAACAACCTTCTCCCAGTCGGATATAAGTTCTCTCCGTCTGGCATCATGTCGTACTTCTTCCTGTCGAGCCTTCTCGTCTTCCAGTTGCTGCTGCATACGTTGCTGCAATGGCTGAACCTTCTTTTCAACCATCGTCTCAAGTATGTGCTGAAGCTTTGTAGGATCTGAATACAGATCTGACAAATCATCCTCAGTAATGAGGGGTTTCTCTTCAACAGTGGCAGCAGCAGCGGCTCTCTCTGCTTCTAACTTCTCGTACTCCCAGAGCTTCTTCTGGATATCAGGGTTAGCAGCAAGCAAAGCATCTCTGACTTTGTCGGAGTTATTAGGATCTGTGAACTGCCGATAGATCTCAGCAGCTTCCAGATCAGTGGCGTGGTCCTTACGAAACTGCTCGTAAGCGGCTTCTTTGGCCTTTGCCTGAACATTAGGAAGCTGCGACCGATAATGGTTGTAGATCTTCCTGTTCTCTTCCGACAACTCTTGAACCTGTTCATCACTCAGTTCCAAAGGCTCCTCTTCAGCCTCTAGAACTTCCTCGTCATCCGCGGGTTCCTGCGGTTCGACTTCCTCTGCATCCTCGGCCTGTCCACCAAAGAGATCGGCACTTGGATCTAAATCCATAGCTTCCTCTTCAACGGGTTCCGACGATGGGTTGGCGTCTAAATCGTCCATAATTTCCTCCCAGGCAGACCTACTGCCTATTCATCTTCGACAACATCCACTCTCGAGCAGCACGGATTTCAGACTCATCTGGTGTCCTTGCCTGAGAGAATTGGGCATCTTCTGCCCTCTCTGCTCTCTCACGCTGCGCTACCAACTTCTCATAATCAGGATGATTGGCAGAGTTATCATCACTGCTCTCGTAACAATCAGCATGATCAGGGTGATAATTGAAACCCTGCTGTTTCATCAACTCTTTTTTGTGGGCAGGATCACGAATGAATCCCAAATGCTCGTCCACATAGTTGTAAAGTCCCTCAGTTGTGGCAGTCGCATTCCTGGTCAATTTCTTGATTGAAGGCGTATCCATCGTGCACTCTTCGATTGGAACCGTCTTCTTCAGGTTCTTGTCATAGATGAAAGTTTGCTTCTTGAGACTAGCCATTAAGCACCTCCCTGCACTTCTTGCTGCATACCGCCTGGATCCATAGCCCCACCGTTGCTTGTCTGCTGCTGTGCTTGGGCGCCGGCGTTACGTTGCTCGATTGCTTGCATATGCATCTGAGCGTGCTGCTGGAGGGGTGCTATGCGCTGAGTAGCCTCTTCCTCACTGAGCATCTGGTTCTGGACTGCCATCTGGTATCCGGTGACCACATTCTCGATCTGACGCACATGCTTCATATGAGGATCGGTAGGACGAATAGGCACAACCTCACCCGTCTCGATCATCATCAAAGTCTCAATTTCTTGGCTATTAAGCGGATTCTGAGAGATGTAGTTCTTCGTGTTTGGTAGACGATCCTGATAGTTCTCAAGGAGATCGGTAAGGATCGGCTCTTTCTCAATCTGCTCTGGGGCCAGATTAAAGAGCATGCCGGTCAAGTCGATCAACTGCTTCTGGCGTACTGCTTCATCAATCGGCTGAGTCGATCCTGCTGCAATACGAATATCGAACTCTTCATTGATCTCATCAATGGTGAACTCACCTTGCCACACAGCACCATCAACCTTAGATACCTTGATGATTTGGGACTCATCACCCATTTCTTTCAAGAGCTTGACCAGCATTCTGCCGATGCGAGCCCAACCATCTGTGATCACACTAATGAAGTCATCTGTGTTGACCTGGGCATTCTGGTTAACCAACTGTGCTTCAGTAGCCGAAGATCCACTAGGCCCATATCCAGCATTCTGTTGAGGACCAACGCTCATGTGCTGCTGAAAATGCTGACCCAAGAGTCCCAACACATTGGGGATCTCAGGCGACATCGGGTTGGGTGACATAAAGCGAGCGGTCTGCTCAGTTACATCAGGTACACGAAGCACACTGTTATTAGACAACTCAGCCAAGTTGTTGACATGGTTGTCCTGCCATACGTTCTCTTGAGCAAGCAGCACAGTCTTCTGGGACCGAGCAAAGTCAACCCAGTAGGAAACCATCTGGTCCTTAGCTTCGTTCGTATCCATGCTAGAGCGACCAAAGGGGATGCCCCAGAATTGGTTCTTCTGCTTGATGAAACGGAAATCAACGAATGGAAAGCTATCGAGGTCGAATGGGTTCTCTTCGTTGTAAAGAAACTTCTGGCTCTCTTCAGCAACGACCATCACTCGTCCAGGCTTGTTGTTCTTCTTGTCTGGTGCAGTCCATATCTCCCACACTGCAACGAAGTCGAACATCATGTTGCCGTCTTCATCGTAGATGCCTTCGTCTTTAATGAACTCAAAGCCAGGGGACGTAAGGTCTCTGGTTGCTTCAAGCTCATCTCGAGCCGACTTCTTGTAGCGAGGTTCGGCTTTAATCACATCGATAGGAGCAACGATTCTTTTCGCTACCCATCCACCGTTATTCCATGCTGACTTGAGATCTGGATAACCAGGGGACATGACAAAGTTGAATGCGTCAATGTGTTGAACGTAGGGCTGATTCTCTTTGTGATCATCCATACCATCACTGGGTGGGATGTCAGGCATCTCCTTAGATGCTTCTTCGGCTCGAGTCGCTGCCTCATCAGGGTCAACGCCTTCACTGATAGCCTTAGCCATTTCCTCTAATTCAATAGCCGCCTTGTTCTCGTCAGTGAACTTTTCCTGCTTCTCAGGAATGCTGTTGAATCCAACCTGAACAATGCCAGTACCAACAATAAGTGCGTCTAGCGTGGTCGGATCAAGTACGTCTTCACGAATATCGTTTGAATAAACAAACCACTGAAGCCAAGAGCGAACGAGATCTGCATTATCAATCTCTTGATCGGTAGACGCATTGCCACCAACAGTAAGCACAGTCCAGCGAGGATTCCTGTAGTTAATGCGAGCCTTGGTACGACGCACTGACAGATGGAAGTCATTGAGGTGAAAGTCATCAATGTTGTCATTGGTCAGGATTGGATTCTGACAGTTATACAAGTCATTGAATTGACGCCACTCTGATTCATTTGCAGTGTCACGTAAGTTAAGAGCAGTTGCGATCTTGCTCTTCCACAATGCCACCTTATCAGCATCAGCCATCTTTCCAGGCTTGCCTGTTTGTTTGCGTTCTTTGCGCTTAAACCCGAATGCCACTGCGTATCCTCACTAAGTTGTTTTTTTCTAGAATCGCTTCTTTGTACATCGAATCGAAACTGTTCGGTTTAATACGCTTTTCAGCATCTTTGCGAATGGCCCTTGGTTGGCGCATAATCATGTATCTGAGTGCATCAGGGCCATCATCTTTCTTCTTGATAGGCTTATCTGTTCGCTCACCCTTTTGATTCCTGGCCCAAACGTATCCCTGCAATTCTTTGATGAGACGGGTGCAATTAGCCATGATCTTCAGCTTAGGCTGATCAATCACGATGCCATCCTTGGCCTGATACCGCATGTATTCAGTAACCCTCGACACACCAGCAGCAATGTCCTTATCACAAGTGAGTGTGTTAAGACCGGCTTGCATGTACTGAATGCGAACCGACACTGGGTTACCAGCAGTGCGTTGATCCGCCGCGGAGTCAATGACCGTCCACATGACATCAGACTCTTTAACGCCCATGTCAGTAGTGATAGCTTTAATATTCTCTGAGTGCTCCAAGACATCAGCACCTTCCATGAAGTACTCTTCAGCAATCACGATGGCGCCGGTCTGATCAATAGCTCCCCATAGACAGCATGTCGGATGGTCAAAGCCAACGTCCAATGCTCTTACCCAACCCCAACCCTTAGGTATCTCGTAAGGCTCAACAACATGCACGCTCTCATGGAACAGCTTATACACACGCCCTGTCATGGCAGTGAACTCACCACCGAACTGCTCCTCAAAAGCAGCAATGTCCAATACGCCAGTATTCAAGTCTTGTAGTGCTTGGTCCCACTCTTCCTGAGGATAATAAGGAGAGTCAATGGAACGGAACTGCCATGATTCAGTGGACCCTGAATAAGGAGTCTTGCCATAATGGCTACGCTTATCTTGACCCTGCAAGAAAAGGGGATGCAAGAAATCATCAAAGCCAGCAGGAGTCGTAGGCACAAAGAGTTGACCCTGGCGACTTGCAAGACGCTGTCTTAGGTAACGTTGCCAATAGACCACTTCAAGCTGCGAGCCTTCTGCCAGGATGATCCCATCCAATTCTTCACCGAGTAAAGTGGCGGGGTCTTGGCTGGACTTGACCCTGATCCAAGAGTTCCAATCAAACTCAATGAACATACGGCCTGTCCGAGGATCATTCGCTTTCCGAATAATATGAGAGTTGATGTATTTCCTGAACTGCTTGTCTGGATTGTTAACGGAGAAGTCCCAGATGTACTGGAACTCTTTGGATCCGATGTCATAGGTCTTCCCCACAATCCACCATCTACGATTAGGGAACATAGCATCAGCTAAACATTCTGCTGCTGACATGATGCTCTTGCCAAAACGAGCGCCGGCGCATACCGCCCTGAAGCGAGCCATGGACTTATGGACCTTCACTTGATTAGCGAATGGCTTATAGCCAAACATCTTGAATGCTCTTTTCTTCTCACCCCAAGTGAGACGAGTAACGTCAAACTTAACGTCCTCTTCCTCGTTCTCGATAGTGAGTACCGTCTTAGGCATCTTCATCATCCCCGTTAATGATGTCACGCATGACAGCATCGTAATCAAGTACACCATCACCAAGCTCTTTACCCTTAAACCCAAAGATGTCTTTCAACTCTTTGGCAGCATTGATCTGGACCTTCTCGTCGTATGAGAGCAAGCCGGTTAAGTGAAGCGCGATCAAGCACTTCCTGGCAGACTCTTCCTCAAACATCTGATCGCCGCTGAGAGTCGTGAGCATCTTGCGGATGCGACCACGAATCTTGGTCATGTTCTTATCGTACTCGTCTTCCTGCTTGACCTTGGACTTGGACTTAGATTGCCAATCCTTGACCTTCTCGCCGACCGCTCGTTGAGGAGCAGACTGTTCATCGATTCCAAAGTCATTGAGTCCCATTAAGGAGCACTAACCGAATTCATGGCCGGAATAGCTGGGTAACCAACAACGCCATCGTTAGTCGTGCCTCTCGACTTAACATATCCCTCTGGATTGATGCCAAGAGTAGAAGCGGCACATACTTGCAAACCATCCCAGATATTGCCAAACGAAGGATCACCCACGTAGGGGACTACGCTATTAATGGGAGCATCACCAAACGCAATGATAGGGGCAGACCCAGTGATGGGAGTTGCAAGTGTGACAGCAAGTTCAAACCATCCTCCGGCAAGAGCAGTAATGCTTGTAGCGGTTGCTTGCGAGGGAGTCGTGGTGACAGTGCCAAGATCAATATTGAAGATGGTCGTAGCGATAAACCCAAGATTCAAAAATGTCAGTCCAACAAAGTCAAGGATGCCAGAAGCGTGACCCTTCTTGGCAAATCCCCTGAGGGTAACAAACCCGCCATTCGTGTAGGTAACAGCAACCCCAAGGAAGTGCTGGGCCAATGCTGCTGTACCAAACAACTGCCTGGCATTGGTCAGAACTGTGCCATTACTGGCAGTGGGGGATGCGAGTGGAGTACCACCGACAGTTACGTCAAACGATGTCCAGATGGGACTTTCAAGATTCTCTGATGCAGGCACACCCTGTGACCAACCAACCCTGGAACCGGCAGGTATGGCTGGTATCCATGCTGTATTAGGGACAAATGGATCACCCATTATTAAAGCATAATCCCAAGGCACTCAACCGTAATTGCGCCTGTGTTGGCAGTAATCTTAGCCCTGATCATATCAAAGGGAGAAAATAGGGTGAGGTTTGTACTGGCAGATACGCTAGTACCAGGGATCGTTATCCAAGTGCCAGTGGTCTTCATCTGGCGTTGCAATTCTACAGCACCGGTGGCATCAATCTCTACCGAGTAGGTGATTGATTTACACCCACCAAACTTTGCAGTGCCCTCGCCATCAGTAGCGCCCCCAGTATCTTCATCGAGCAAAACCTGTACACCAGTAGCTTCAGCCATCAGATCTCTCCGTTATTCATTTTTGAATGCTCACGCTCAAGTTCCTGTAGTCGTTGGAGGTCTTCAAATGCCGTCGTAGTTTCAGACCCAATAGTCCACGGACCTGGACCCCTGCCGGATGGGCAGCACTCTTCCAAAGCGTTAAGCCTCACTTCGAGGGACTCTTTAGTTATTGGCTCAGGCATACGTGATTACCTTATGACTTAGATATTATGCGACGTTCTATATTGGGAGAGATACATCTGACTGTGGGGGCTTGTCAACTAAAACCTAGATATTGGGGTTTAGTACAGGTCGACGTTAAGCGTCTCGACCATGACTTCTATCCGGGGAAACTCTGAGAAGTACTTCCCGGTACGTGGACCGTATTCCACGATCTGACCATCATCACGCCAGATGATACCGTCCAAGGCATCCTCTACCGCTTTGATGTAATTGCTGAGATCAGGCCGTTTAAATGGGCGGACCTGACCTTGGATTGCCAGGTCTTGCTTGCGCTTGCCAAACGCCTTAGGCATAGCCAAATAGAATGACATGGTGACCCGTAAGGCTCCCTCGACAGGTTCCGCCGGCGCCACCATCCTCGCCATTTCCTTGATCTGATTCTTGTACTTGCTGCTGGGGTCGTAAGTCCTGCGACCACCGTGAATTGTACGATGACGCACCTGAGGCTTAGGGGCGATCTCCAACGTGAATAGGAGTGACATTAATCAGTCTCTTCCTCATCACGGATAGCATCACCGTAGTACTCAGGATCTCGAGTCTTATGAATGCGGTTCAGCAGTTGAGAGATGCTCACATCGATCTCATCATATGCCTTGTGGTCCGGTATCGAATTCACCGACAGCACCTCTTCGCAGATCCGCTTGGCTTCACCCATCTTCTTCGACTTCAACGCCACCAGTATATTCTCAATGGCACACTCGTACTTATACAACTTCTCCGACTTCTTCTGATCCACCCGAACTGCTGTTGTCCTCTCCTGGTGAACCATCTCCTTTATCCGCTTCGCTGCTGGGCAATCTATCTTCTCTCGATCCAACGTTAGAATCTCCTTCCCTGTGTAGGGATCTACGCTTTTCTTCATCAAGATCGAGTTCCCGCACTGGTGGCATTGTTTTTGTGTAGTTCTCGAACGTTTCCGGCTCTTTGGTGGGTTGGTTGATGAAGTACCATCGCTCAACTTCCAATGAGGTGAACCATTGTTCTTTGGCATTAGCACAACAAAACCCGGGCATCCTGCGTTGAAGCAGGCGCCCTGTGACAAAGATCTTGTCCCGTTTGTTCACGTATTGGTAGAACGTCTCTGCGTCCCGCCCAATGAAGTAGATCCGCAACAAGACGTGGTTCTCTTTGCGATTCCCCGCCTTGGTGTAATACCACTGTTTCGCTTTGATCATGCAATTGCAACGGAAGTACCCATTCTTGTGCCACTCTTGATTTAGAGTACCACAGACGGTTCCGGTTAAAGCAATCGATATAAAGTCTGTCATTCACCCTCTACCCCAATAAGGGAGGCCCCACCACCTATGCCCCCCGAGGGTGAACCCAAG